GCGCAACTGTTAAGGTGTCTGTTGACAACTTGACTACAGGTAAAAACGTTACTGTTGGATCGCTAACAGATGCAGGCAACCTCACCTTCACAGGCACAGGCAATCGGATCACAGGTGATTTTACAAGTAGTGGTGGGTTTGCTAATCGGGTGGCGTTTCAAACGAGTACAGCCAATAGTTCAACTAACATAGAAGTTATTCCTAACGGAACATCTGTTGGTTCCGCAATAAACTTGGAATCTGACCCAGCATTAACCAACGGGACATTTTTTCAAGTAGCAATAAACGGCGGCGTAGATGCTCGGATGGCATCTAACATCCGTGGCACAGGCACATACCTTCCCATGACGTTCTACACGGGCGGTAGTGAGCAAGTCAGGATTGATACGTCTGGCAACGTGGGGATTGGTACGAGTTCGCCTAACGCATCAGCAATATTAGATGTACAAAGCACCACCAAAGGTGTGCGTATGCCTAACATGACTACCACGCAAAAGAATGCTATTGCAAGCCCCGCTGCGGGGTTGATGGTTTTTGATATTACATTGTCAAAACTGTGCGTTTACTCAGGCTTGGCCTGGGAAACAGTTACTTCTATTTAAATTGGAAAGCATAATGTCTTTAACTAAAGCTACATACTCCATGATTGAAGGCGCAGCAGCCAACGTGCTTGATTTTGGTGCTGTAGGTAACGGCGTGGCAAACGATACCGCTGCTGTCCAAGCTGCTGTCAATGCTGCGGATGCGGTGTATTTTCCGACTGGCACATACCTTTTAGATACCGTCACATTGAAAGCAAATAGTTTTTTATTTGGTGACGGTGCAGCAACAATAATCAAGCAAAACACCATCACTAGCGCAAGTTACGGCACTTTTTTTGCAGATAGTGGTTCATCATCCACAACGGTTGATAACATTGTTATTCGGGATATGAGGGTTGAATCACCTAACATTGTTACGCCTGTGTTTAGTGAATTTCAACATCTTGTTGCTTTAAACGGTATTAAAAATGCGTTAATTGAAAATTTACATTTTATTGGTTTTTATGGCGATGGTTTGTATATTGGCTCTGGTGCAATTGGTGGGCAGGAACGGCACAATTTTAATGTTACGGTTAAATCTTGCTTTTTTGACGGGATTAATAAAGACAACCGCAATGGAATAAGCGTTATTGATGGCGATGGCGTTTTGATTGACGATTGCTATTTTACACGCTGCTCACGCAGCAATATGCCTGGTGCAATTGATATTGAACCAGATGCAAACATTTTTCATATCGTTAAAAACATTACGGTTAGAAATAATAAGTTTTTTGATATTGGCGGCAACGTCGCTGCCATTTCGTTTTTCCTGCCTGGGGTAACGTATACAGTACCGCCAGAAGCCTTTATCGTTGAAGGAAACTACATTGATACTTGTGCGGCAAACGGCATTTTGTTTGGTTATTCGCTTGTAGGCGGCATTTCAGAAAGTACTCACGATTTTGGAATTTTAGTCACTGGCAATTACGTTAAAAATAGCGTTCGACCTTTACAACTTGTTAACGCAAAATGCGTAACAGTTGTTGATAATGTTTTTAACTTAGCCCAACAACCAGCGTTTATTGGTTTTAGCACAGCAAATGACAATGTAATAGACGTTAAAATTGATAAAAACCGTTTTATAAAATGCGGTTCCGTTGGCGGTGTTGGTTTGACTGTTTTTAAATCAACAAGAGTTATTATTTCTAATAATGAATTTAACGATTGCGGAACTGGCGGAGCTGGGGCAAGTAACGCTATAAGTTTTGACACCGGAACTTCATCATCTGTAACTATTGCAAATAATAATTTTGTGTCGCCAACTGGCAAAACTTTGGTTGCCATATTAAAAGAAGCTGCCCATACTTTTACGCCTCAAACCAACATTTATGCAAATAACAGGTTAAATGGTTTAAGTAACTTTTTTGATTGGCGGTATGGTGATGTTCAATATTCTGCTTCTTCGCCTACCACAGGACCTTGGGAGATAGGTCAATATGTTTATAATTCTGCGCCCTCTGCGGGAAATGCTCAAGGATTTGTTTGTACTGTGGCGGGAACGCCAGGCACATGGAAAGCAATGGCAATTTTATTTTAATTTGTTAATTAACAGTTATTGCAGAAGCTAAGTAATTTGCTGTATATTAAGCGTACTGGTGCGCCCACCAGGGTTTCTTAGGAAACAAAAATGTCAGAAGAAGTAAGCCAAGCGGAAGTAAACCCCGCGCCGGAATTGGAAGCTACGGTAGCTCCAGTATCTGAAGTTCAAACGCCGGAAGCAGTAGAACCAGCAGAAGCGCCCAAAACTTTCTCACAAGAAGAACTGGATGCAGCTATTGGTAAACGGCTCGCAAGAGAGCAACGTAAATGGGAAAGAGAGCAGGCTCAAAGGGCGCAGCCCCAGATGCCAATTTCTGCTCCCGTAGCGCCAGAACAATTTGAATCGACTGATGCGTATGTAGAAGCACTTGCATCGCAAAAAGCCGAACAACTTTTGGCACAACGAGAGCAGAACAAGCAACAAGCTGAACTTTTAGAGTCGTATCACGACAAAGAGGAAAAGGCACGGGAGAAGTATGACGACTTTGAACAAGTCGCCTATAACCCAAACCTTCCAATCACTGACGTAATGGCTCAGTCGATTCAAGCATCTGATATTGGTCCCGAAGTGGCTTACCACTTAGGCGCTAATCCGAAAGAAGCTGAACGCATCGCCCGCCTATCGCCAATCTTGCAGGCTAAGGAAATTGGTAAGTTGGAAGCTAAATTAGCTGCCGATCCACCAGTTAAAAAGACATCTAACGCGCCAACGCCTATTAGTCCGATTACTGCCCGAAGCACGGGTTCGCCCGCATACGATACAACTGATCCACGCTCAATTAAAACGATGAGTACGTCAGATTGGATCGAAGCTGAAAGGATGCGTCAGATTAAAAAGCAGGAAGCGCTACGCAACCGCTAACTTACTTTTAGGAAATTATCATGGCTAATAGCCTTCTTACCATTGACATGATTACCCGCAAGTCTCTTGAAATCCTTGAGAACAACCTGGTACTCACCCGCAACGTAAACCGCCAGTACGACGACTCCTTCGCTGTTGAAGGTGCTAAGATTGGTTCAACCCTCCGTATCCGCCTGCCCGATCGTGCGCTGGTGACTGACGGTGCCGCCCTGCAAGTTCAGGCCGACAACGAACAGTTTACAACGCTGACTGTGTCTAGCCAAAAGCACATTGGTGTTAACTTCACCTCTGCCGAACTGACAATGCAGTTGGATGACTTTGCAGAGCGTGTCTTGAAGCCTCGCGTTTCGCAGTTGGCATCTTCGGTCGACGCCGACGTTGCAACTTCGTACAAAGGCATCTACAACGCAGTCGGCACACCAGGCACTACGCCTGCTACGTCGCTTGTTTTGTTGCAAGCCAACCAGAAACTTAACGAGTTTGCCACTCCGATGGATCAGCGCTACGCAACAGTTAACCCTGCTGCCAACGCCGGTTTGGTTGAAGGCATGAAAGGTCTGTTTAACCCAACCGGCACTATCAGCCGCCAATTCAAAAACGGCATGATGGGCGAAGGCATTTTGGGTCTGGACGAGATCAATATGTCTCAGTCAATCAGCAACCATACAAACGGCGACTGGGGTACTGCCATTACTGTGACATCTACTGTCGCAACTGAAGGTCAGTCAACTCTCGGCATCAGCTTTACTGGTTCGAGCAAAACATGGAACGTGGGCGACATTTTCACTATCGCTGGTGTGTTCGCTGTTAACCCACAGACACGTCAATCGACAGGCAGCCTCCAACAGTTCACCGTGACTGCTGCGGCAACCGGCACTTCCTCAGCCACACTGAGCATCAGTCCTGCTCTGTACACTGCTGGAAACGCTTTGGCTACTGTCAACTCATTCCCACAAGCTGGTGCTATTGTGACGATGTTTGGTTCAGCTACTGTTGGCTACCCGCAAAACTTGATCTATCACAAAGATGCGATTTCGTTTGCTACGGCTGACTTGTTGTTGCCACAGGGAGTGGATATGGCTTCACGCCAAGTTCACAACGGTATTTCGTTGCGTATCGTGCGTCAGTACGACATCAACAATGACCGCCTCCCCTGCCGTATTGACGTGCTGTATGGCTTTAACGCCATCCGTCCCGTCACTGCCGTCCGTCTCTGGGGCTAAATCAATGGGGGCTTCGGCCCCCATTCGTAACTTATTTAAAGGAAACTTATCATGGCACTTTCTAATGGCACAGGCGGTTATCAGGTCGGCGCAGGCGCAACTGACGAAGCAATTATGTTTGTTCAGGGCGCACCTACTGCATTGGCTGCCGCAGCAACCGCAACGGCTGCACAACTTCAAAATGGTTTGTTTGTTTTTAACGGCACCGCTGGCAACCTAACATTGCCAACAGTCGCTTTGTTGGAAGCAGATATGTCTAGCGCACAAAAAGTCAATTCTGCATTTGACTTCTTCATCGTCAATACCGACGCAGCAGACGCAGTCACTTTGGCTGTCGGCACTGGTTGGACTATTGTTGGTGTGGCGGCTGTATCTGCTGTAACTTCAGCTCACTTCCGTGCGCGCAAGACCGGCGACGGCACTTGGACTGCATACCGCATTAGTTAATGTAACGACCCCGCCCTTCGGGGCGGGTTTTACAAAGGAAAGAATATGGCTAATACTAAACCTATTGGCGTAGCTTTTGCGGATCCAGAACTTGTCTCTGGTACTACGATTGCTGGCGCTGTTATTACTGGTTCTACCGTTAGCGGTACGTTTACTTCAACTGCAACAACTGATGCTGTTGTGGCTAACGCTACTGCCGGTTTGTACTTTTTAACTATTGCTATCACAGCTAACACAACGACCACGACAGCCCCAAAAGGCTCAATTGGTACGACTTCAAATGCAACTGGTGCAGGAAAGATGTTTATTTCTGACGGCACTAAGTGGCAATTTGCTGCTATTACTTAATAGGGCGGGGGTCACAAGCCCCCGTTTCAACTTATGATTATTTACCTACAACACTCCCTGCACGGGCAAAAAGTCGCCACTTCCGATATGGAAGCCGAATATGATGAAACAAACGGCTGGGTGCGCTACAATCCCAATACGCCTGAAGTTGAAATAGCGGAGCCAGTTAATACGCTAAAGCGTCGTCGTAAAACTACGGAGTAACCATGACCACAGCCAATGACCAAATTAACGGTGCTTTGCGCTTACTTGGCGTATTGGCTGAAGGTGAAACACCGTCGGCGGCGACCTCGCAAGACGCGCTTGCCGCTATGCAGCAAATGATTGATAGTTGGAACACCGAGCGTCTATCTG